TTTAGGTGGCACTGCCCACCATTTAAAACCAGGATTGGCTCTCATCTTCTGTGCCATGTTTGGTTTTTTCTTTGTTGATTTATTTTTTATACTCATATTTACTCCTTAATTCTGTTATACCACCTTCTGATTTGTTTTGTGTTAATGAATCACTTAATTGTGTACCAAACTCAGGATATTTTTGTTCAAATTCTAGTTGTACAGGTATATTTAAATTTATTCTTGGGTCAACACCTTCACTCATTAACATTTTGTAATACATTGTAGGGTCCTCTTTTTTAAGTTGTTCCATTTGAGCTTTATAATTTAAATCTTTAGGAAAAAAATCTTTTGCTTTAGGTAATGGAGAAAGTGGATTAATAAGATCATATATAAATTTTGGCTGAGTATATGTTGCTTTTAAACCACTCATTACTGCATCACCAATACCACCTTTAGTAGTATCTTTTTGATTAGCAATTTTTTCAAGATCAGATGCATCAATTCTTTTTTGAACAAACTCTCGAGAGGCGCTTCCTAAATCACTAAATGCTTTTTGTTGTTGTGTATCTACATTTATATTAATAGGTGCACCTGCTTCCTGCACTTGTAAATTAGTATTTAAAGACCTACTAGCATCTACAACATCTTTCATAGTATTAGTTAAAAATTTTTTAGTATCTACTTTTAATTTTTGTATTAACATTTTTTCTGTAGCGGGATCTGAAATTCCTGATTCAATTAGATCCATAGATTCATTAAATTTTGCTTTTGATTCATTGATACGATCTATCATTGCTTTTTGATTTAGATTAACACTTACTAAATTGTTGAACACTTCTTCACTCATACCATTTTGCATTGCAATTTTTTTAACACCTTCTATATCTCCTTTTTCACCAAAAGAAGATGCACCAAATAAAATAGCATCTACCATGTGTTTTGTAGCATCTTCTTTACTAAAACCTTTTTGTCTGTTGTTAGAATAATCTAAATAACCTAGCACTAAATCTGCTGCACCAAAAATTTTAGTTGGAAGTTTTGCTGCTTTAGCTGCAGTCATTAATGCAGGATTTGCTATACTTGCTTTAAATTTTTTAAATCCCTCTGAATTAGTAATTGCTTTTAAATCATCAGACAACATTTCATACGCACCAGCAAATCCGGAAGGTAGCATTGGTTGTTTAACTTTGCCTGTTCTGTCTGTGATGTAGGCTTCTGCTTGTTTATTAAAATCAAGATTTATATTTTCTGTAATTTTTTTAATTTCTTTTTTACCTATTTTTTTAGCTGCCTTCATAACTTCTTTTCTATTTTTTTCAAAAAAGAAAGCATCTTGTATTTTTTGTATTTCCGCTGCTGAAGTTTTGTTTGGACCTTCAGTAATTATTTTTTTACCTAAATATTCTTTTTGCATTTTTTGTATTTCTTTTTCAGTTTTACCTGGATATATACCTAAATAATCTACAGTTAATCTATCTCCACCAAAAGTTCCTCCACCACTTAAAGTTACTTTTTTAAATCCTTGCGACTGAGAAGATAATCTAATTAAAATAGTATCTGCTTGTTCTAATAAATCTTTTTTAACATTAGCTGGTTTATTAGACGCTTTTATATTTTCTATTTTTTCAGAAACTGATCTTATCTTATCATCAAGATTTCCTTTTTCACCCATTAATTGATTTACTTCAGTAGGTGTGTAAGCTAATTTATCACCTGTTATTAATTCAGTTCCGTATATATTTCCTGTGTGGCCTAGTTCAATTCCTGATCCTCTTTTACCGGCGTATGGGTCATTTTTTTTAACACCACCCTGTGCTTCAATTGCTTCTAATCTTGGTGTTTGTAGTTCTGTTTTTGTTTTAACTGGAAATTTTTCTTTAGCTTCTTTTGTTGCTGATCCACTTTTAACTTGAGATTTTAATATTGCATCAACTGCTTCTTCATTGTTTAATTTACTGATATCGTAAAACATTTGTCCATCTTTTGTAGTTTTAGGAAAACCAAAAACATCTGCAAAATTTGATGCTTGTCTATTTTCACCTACATAAATTTTTTTCTTTTTAGCTTCTTCTAACATATCTTTACCACTTACATAACCATCCGGTGGTGTTACTTTTTTTGTTCTGTCACCACCTACTTTGTTTGCAGGATCATTAAGATAATCTGTTTTATGTTTTTCTGCTAAATCTTCTGTCTCATAAAAACTATACGTATTTTCTTTAGGCATTTTAATAGCAAACTTACCTTTGTTTTTTCCTTGTCTAACTTCATAAACTTTGCTGTCACCCATTGTTGGTAAATCTCCTTTGACTCTTGCTTTATTATTTTTGTCAAATATTTTTTTTAATTGTTTTTTAGTTCCAGTAAAAGTTTCTTCTATTCTATTTCCATTTTCATCTAATCCCATATACAATCTCATAGTAAATGTACCTTTAGGTAATTTTTTACTAAATCTATTTCCTTCATATATTTTTGGTTTAATTATATTTTCAAATTTAACTGGACCTGCATAGGCAAACGGTATTCGTCCACCCTCGGCTACAGGATTACGTTTCATAAATGCATTGATTGCATCTATTTCTATAACATCAGGTCTTGTTGGTGGTTGGGATATTTCTGAGCCATACTTCATGGACCCTGAACCATATTTCTTATTTATCATGGCTTTAATTTTATCTGTCTCAGCACTTGCTAA